TTCTAGCTTTAACTTGCCTATCTAATTCTGTGCCTCTTAAATCTTTTCCTTCAGAATAATATGCCATCGCAATAGGGTCTTGCTCAACCATACCCATAATTCTGTCAATTTCTTTTAGGTTTTCTACCAACAAATCTTTACTTAAATCTTGTTGTATTGCGCCATGCGCGGCCATCAATAAGCCAAGTTCTACGTTACTTACGTTACCTAGCGCACCACCAGTTTTACTTGCCTCACGCATTTCTTGCAGTCTGTTAAATGCCACATTTGACTGCACAGATTTCAACAAATTCTTAACGTTTCTAGCTGGGGTAGATGGTAAGTAATCTGCGGCAAACTTACCATACACGCCAGTTGTGCCAAATAAAGAAGTATCTTCTTCTATAGCGGTTAATATCTGATTAACACTTCTACTTATTCCTGTTCTCTTTTGCGTTTCTAGTGCGCCTTTCTCTCTAAGTTTCTTTTGCCGCTCTTCCTCTTCTATGGCCGCTTCACTTCCGCTTATAGGAACCATTTTAATGTCTGTTATTCCACCACCTTCGCCTCTTGCAAACTCATATCTCATGCCCTTATCTGGCTTTGGTAGGCTTGATAATAGTGCGGTCTCCTGGTTATAAATATCTCCACCACTAGCTATAAATCTTTGATATTCTGGTGTGCCAGGCGTAAACCCTGCCGCCACAGCGTTTCTAATCAATGCAGTGTCTTTTGTTTTTTCTCTTTCAAACTTTATTTGGTCACGTTGCAACTGCAATATTTGATTGTAGGCTTGCTGCCCAGTTAAAGCACCAGTTTCTACCATACCCGCAAGTTGGTTGCCCATATCGCTGTCAAGACCTCGCAAATACTCAACAGTTTTGTTTTTCGCTCGATTAGCAGTACGTTGTTGTTCAATCGTTTGTAATCTGGCGTCTAAACCAGGGTCTGGCCTTAATCTCATTTGGTTAAAACCAGATGCTAAAACTCCGCTTAATGCACCAGCTACGTCACGAAAATCTCTTTCTGCCATTTAACTAACCCTACATTCCATAAATCTTCATCCCAGCTTCTGCGCCCATTGTTAAATAATCCATTAAGCCAGGTTGGTATGTTTTTGTTTCACCTTGAGTGCCTTGCGTTAAACCTGCTCCGCCAAACAATGCGGCAAGTCCGGCTTGCGGAGCCTTAGTGTATCCTTGATACTGGTTTTTGGCCGCATCAATTAAGCCTTGCATCGCTGCTTGTTGCATTGCGCCCTGTTGCAACTGTTGTTGCTGTATAGATTGACCATAACCAAACGCTTGACCGCCTAACCCTGCTAATTGACCTGCCGCTCCTAATTGAGCCGCCCTATCCGCTTGTGCCGCACCTAAAGCAGTATTAAAACCCTGTTGCCTCATTCTGTTTGCCTGGTCAAACATTTGTTGTGTATAACCCTTTGCCATTTCTGCTTCAGCTATACCATGCCTAGAGCCACCAAACGCATTTGCCGCAGTTGCTTGTGCGCCTAGCATATTTTGTGCATTTAATGCCTGGCTACCTACATCTCTAAGAGTTTGTTGCACAACTTGGCTTTCATATGGGTTTTGATAATTTCCCATGCCTTGTGCCGCAGTTTCGTTTAATCCTTGCGCTGTTCTACCCATAGCCCCCATTTGAGCTTGAGCCGCCGCCTGGTATGGATTTGCCGCCATTGCGGGATTTGCTGAAGCACCCATGTTACTTACCCTTCCTTCCACCTTGCATTTCTAATGCTACTGGCCGTTGTGCTGGGGTCCTGGACCCAGGTGTACCCGTTACTGGATCTACAGTAAAACTGCCAAGATAATCTGATTGACCAGGACGCCTTACGGCAAGCTCACTTACAGCCTGGTCAAAAGCTGGCGCAGATGAATAACCCTGTATGCCGCCATCAAAAGTTTGAGCTTGTGGCATATATTGCTGACCAGTGGCGCTAGGCATTCCAAAAGCATCTGCCATTTGGTTTGTGCCTTGAAATGCCGCTTGCTGTTGTGGTGAAAACGCCGCAACGTCTGGCCCATAATATGGAACATACCCTAATGCCGAAACATCTTGTGCCATACCAACGCCTTGTTGAAGCGCTTTTTCTGCAAAAGCTGGCATTGTTACTTCATTATTTTGACGACCGCCTTTACCACCGCTCATCTTATATCTCCTTTTGATATGAGGCGTGCAGTGCTTCCCACCCATGCGCCTTTAAAGGTTTCTTCCATCCAAAACGACCTGTAATCGTTAATGCTTCACATTTATAATGCTTTGCCCAGGCTGTAACATCATCATGCATATCTAACAACTGATCTAGCTCTCCACCGCCTAAAAACACGTTTAGCACCTTTTTTCTTGGATATACCACAATTTCTGTAACAATGCACCCCCTTGGGCTAGGCCATAATTGCATACGACCCTCAATAATACCTTCCGCTATATCCTCAAATATATGCGTGCCGCCACTATACTCCAAAGCCGCCTCTATCCAAGGGCGGCATCTTTCTAATTCGTTAACTTGTGTATCTTTAGGCATTTACCATGTAGCCAATGCTACCCTCTTCCAAATTGCGCTACTTCCATCATAATCGGCAACACAAATATAAATATAATTTGTATCCCAGGCTATCATTCCAGTTACATCGCCTACACTGCCAGTGTTTGCACTAGGAGTAGGTTGTTTTGTTGCAAGCTGTCGAAAAGCATTATCGCTCGATACGACTGCATATTTTTTAGTTTCATCCCACAATATAACGCCATTTTCTGATGGGTTATCGTCTGATGATTTAAAGTACAGCTTGCCTAAATTACGCTGCAAATAGTTAGTAAGCTGTCTACCCCATTGTGATAGGTCTTGGCTTATAACTGGCAAAATAGGAGCAGGCATTAACGTGTACCCCCTATTGTAGCCTCAAGTCGCATAATACCTACACGCCAATCCGCAGGACGCACACCTGTTACTCTCATGCGTACTTGCCTACCACTAAATCTGGCGTCTGTTGGATTAGCAGGCGTAAATGGACCATGTGATGTTTCTGTATCGTTAGGATGATACCTTGTTTTGAAGGTCATACTTACATCACCTTGCGTAACCTCATCAGGTATAACTGACGTAACGTACATAATATTCTCACCAGTACCAGCCGATACTGGCCCTGTTTCTGCAAAGATTGCACCGTTATCTACGTTATAGCCAACCTCATGTTCTTTAATATTAGCGTGTGTCGTATCCCAATCAGCCATCATAGGATACCTAAACACGCCTCGCTCTACGCCAGACGTTCTTGATAACTCACCAATCATCCAGTGGTTTTCATTGTAATCGTAAGCCACATAACGATCTATTTCTATGCTGTTAGATGATGGATAAAACCACCACACTTCGCCATATTGCGGTATGCCCATCGCCCATATTTTAGTTTGCTGAGAGGTATTAATATCACCAAAGATATAATCATGTACATCGCATTTGATAGTTTGCACTGTGTTACCATTAAACAAAAAGAAGTTTTCTTGACCAATAAAGAACACACCTCGATCTGTGTCTACCGCTCCACGACTTGTCACAGTGCCGCAGGATGTACCAACACGCTCAAAGCCATAAACGTAGGGTGGCCCTTGATAACGCGCTGTGTGGGCGTCTACGTCAGTCAGAATAAGCGTTTGGCCTCTAGTTCTTACCGCTTGCATAATCTGCCCTGCGGTTTGTAACTCTATATCGCCTGCCTCGTTTGTTGCCGCAGGCGTCCATTGGTTTCTATCCTCTCGGTCACACCAAGATATTTTACGGCTATTACCACCAGAACCTAATGCAAAGATAAAACGCTCTTCAGTCACAACTAACCCAAGATTAGATAGTGGTGCGTTTGTTATAGGTGTAGCTACTACAGCTAGTTTAAGAGATGTTTCTGTAACGTTAACATTTTGCTCTGCATTTGTGGCAGGGTAAATTTGTATTGTGACGCCAGTATCGTCTGTGTCAAATCTAAAAAAGCTATTACCAATAGGCAGTGTCTTATCAAGCAAGACTGTCGTTGTTGTCGTGCCGATAATCTTAACTTTTAGTGACGGTATAGTTGTGGCGTCTGCATCTGCGTCAGGGTCAGTTACACTTATAGTAAAGTGATATTTCTTACCGCTTGTTAAGCCTGTTATAGCTTGCTCTAAGTTTGCAGCCGTTGTGCCTGTCCACTTAGCTTCGCCACCACTTATTGCCCAACCAGTTCCAAGCGTCCAATCTGTGCCTGCGCTAAAACTGTTGTTTGTAATAAGCTCTGAGCCAGTAACAATATTTAAATCCCATTCAATCAATCTACCGTCATCATAATGGCAACCAACCAATAACTCGCCAAAGTTATCTAATTGCCAAAATGTGGCAGGTTCAGGAATAGCGTTGGAAAGTTGCTGTCTTGGCGTACCCCAGAAACCTACACCGTAAGCTCCTTTACCAAACCCTGCACTGACAGCCGCATCTATACGTCCAGTTGCTAAGTTATCTGGTGTAATGTCGTAGCATAATCCACCACCTGTCATTGCCACCAATGAATTATGTGAGCCGCCTGCTAACCATGTACTCTGGTTAAGAGCTTCCCAAGCGTGCATACCTCTAATTGGCTGCAATGCAAAATCTTCTTTTCTGTTTTGCCAACCACCAATAGGACGCAATGAACCGTCTAACCATCTAACTAAACTACCTTCACGCCATCTTCCAGATTGCTCGTAGTCTGTGCCTATTCGGTAAAATCCAGATGGTATATCAAGTGGTACTAAAGTCATGTTTACGTTTTCATAATATAAGCAAGTGCATAGTAAGGTGGTCTATTTTCGTGTGCGCCACCACCGCCTGCATTATCGACAGACAATGTGTGAGTATGTGCGCCGCCACTAGCAATAGTTACAGTGTGAGAGTGTGACCCTGCCGAACCTGTTGTCTTAGTTTGTAAACCGTTTGGGTCCCAAGTTGTAGCGTTAAAATCAATGTCAATGCCCGGAACGAGAGAGTTTTGTAAGACATAACTATCTGTGTAGCTGTGCGTGTGCGCTCCTGCACTGTTTGTCGTTCCAGTGTGCGTGTGTGCGCCGCCGCTTGCCGCCGTACCTGTGTGGCTGTGAGCAGGCAGTTCGCTAGTTGCTAGTGTCACATCATTTGCACCGCCTGTCGCGCCTACTGCGTAAGTTCCGCTACTGTCTGAGTCAGCGTGAACGATAAACTTACCTGTTAAGTTAGGTGTGCCGTTTGTGCCATCGCATAATGCCCACCCTGTCGGTATCGTTGCAATCGTGCCAGACCACATAATAATGCCACCAGTAGGCATTGCCGTGTTAACGGCTGTGTCGAGTAAATCAAAGTTTGCGTTGAGTGTGTTACCCCAAGTGCTATCACTTCCACCTACCGTTGGCTTCGTTAAACCTAAATTTGCTGTCGTAGACATATTAAATTCCTTTTCTTAAACCCAACGTACCATTTTTCTAAGCATCCGTCCACGTTCCTGACGCTGCACTATCGTCTGTCCAAATACCTGTTGCCGCACTATCATTAGCCCATGTGCCTTGGTCTTGTGCATCATCACTCCAAATGCCATCACCTTCGCAATACCCCACTAGCCAGTAACGCTTTCCTGCAAATACAACATTTGCGCCTATCGCATTTGGGTCACGCTCGACATATGGATTTAGTGCAGTCATTCGGCCTCTGCTATAATGTTGCCTTCAGCCACCCATTCCTGAATGGCTTGGAAATGAAAGTTGTCTGGATTAACAGGCACATGAGAAGTTTGACCATCTATAGTAACTTCTATAACTGTATTCTCACCGGCTTCGTTAGCAATATATTTAGCGTTTGTAAAAACTGTCATAGCTCTGCTTCCGCTTGATAGTGTCCTTGCAATGTGTCAGTTACGGCAGTAATACCAGAACTTAAAACAAAGCCGTATCCGCTTTCACCAATAGCTGTATTTGGTGAGGGTGGGCTAATGTCTGCACCTTGCGAACCATTTCTCCATTTATTTACAGTGCCGCTTGAACCATTATACCAAGTTACTGTTGGTGCTGTTCTCATTGTTGTAGGCCAAAAAACATTTCCAAATGCTCTGTTAACATTACCTACGCAAGAAGCCGTTATTATTCCGTTATTTGTTGTTACCGCACTTCCTTCAGACCACGACTTAGTAAAGTACCTCTGACACCTAGCCAATTCATCACCAACGTTTCGTGGATGCTCAAAATCCGTACTTTTTTCACCAAGTTCAAATTGAACGCCAGTAAGTTGCCAAGTTGCACCGTTAGTCGCTGTTAAATTAGTTTGGTCTGATTTAACCATTACAAAAGAACCCTGATAAGCATCTAAAGTTGTTGTGTGGTAAGAGGGGCCAGAGCCTTGTGACCAACCTATGTAAATGCCTGCTAAATTACCTGTTTCCCAAGTTCCTGTTTGGTCTCCAATAATTGTAATTTCTTTTTTTTCCCAAGTATTTGCAGTATCTATTGTGTAACCTTTAACCATAGTTCTATTAGCTGCATTGTTAAAAATATTAATATAATATTGCCCTGCTACGCTTGATTTTACATGAAAAGATAAAGTGCAAGTTTTAGCATTAGATGTACCCCAATTAAGGTGGCTTATGTTATGACCTTCTATTGGGTGTATTGCTCTTGTAAATTGGTTAGTAGTTAAAGATGTGTCTGCTCCTGTCACTGTAAACTTTAAAGAATATTCAAAACCAGTAGGAGCATCGGCTACTCTTTGCATACTAACAGAGCCATCTGTGTTTTCTAAACACCTAAAACGGTCAACAGGAAACAAATTTGCATTGTGTGATGAAACCGCAGAGCCGTTATTGCGTTGGTCAATTCGCATATCGCCGTTAATCACCATATTTTTAGAGCCACCGCCTTGGCCTGCGTTGTCTGCTATGTCTCTGGCTTTAGTCATAAGTTACCTCAATCAAGATGGTTTAGTAGGCCACGTTACATCGTCTAAGCTTGTTGCGCTTTCTGTTATGTCTCTTAGAGCCTGACGGTAGGTTGTACGCTCAGAAGTCATGGTAAGGTCACTAGACGCCCACCAATCTGTTTCTGCTAGTCTACGGTTACGCTCTTCACGCAGTAGGCGCATTGGCTCTGCATTGACTAGCTCAGTCTTCTTAGCTGATACCGCCGCCCAAGTTGTGCCGAAATCATCAGGGTTACTGCTTTCTATAGCAGTGCCGTTTTCGTCTGAGCCTGTTACCTTTGTAAACATCTCGTTAAACTCTGCTTCAGAAGTGGGTTCGCCGCGCAAAACCCAACCCTCAATTTGAAGCTCTGTTAAAGCTCTTGCTATATCTGTCATTGTGCTATCTCCATAAAAACTACTGTGAAAACGTGTGCGGAATTGTTTGAATAACTTCTGCCAAAAGTCATTGATGTACCCGAACTGTGGCATCTTACTTGATAAGTTTTACTAGTTCCTGTTGTCGTATCTTCACCAGAAAAACAATAAGAAATAGGCTCATTATTTTGAACCCTTACATGACGATATGCTGCACCTAACCGTGTTCCTCCTGCCTCAAATAAAGCTACGATAGAAGGGTGGCCTGATGTTCCACTATGGTCAACATGACCACTTAGTATTGCAAAAACTTTACTGTCAGAATGTTTTTTTGTGAAACTGTAACTTCCAACACTATAGGTGTTTGCTGTTGTTGGAGCAGTAGATGCAGCCCATGTACCACTTGTTGAAACAACAACAGGTGTAACGTACCATAACTTTGTTTGAACAACCCCATCAGCCGCAAAACCCAAATCTTTAGCAGTAGGAGCCGCCCCTGCCGTTGTTTGTATCTGGTCAACTTTTAAAATACTACTCATTGGGCTATCTCCTGAATTATGATAGCTGTGTTTCCACCGCCTGAAACATTTCCTTGAACATTTCTATTCCAATAGATAGTTTTGCCTGTACTAGATGTTCCTATTGTCATTTGATATGTTCTTGTAGCGGTTCCTGAGTAAGTGTCTTTTAAAAAAGCCATAGTAGGCATTACTGAATAATCATAACTAATTCTGCCCCCTGCGCTATTATTAGGAGCATCATCATGCCAGAAAAAGGGGTCTCTTGTAAAACTTCCTACATTAAATCTTCCTCTTGCACTGTCTGGACGTGTAGACCCATCAACATATCCTGTCATAACGCCCCCTATTTCCCTTCTCATTGCAGCACCATAGTCATCATCGGCAAGATGTGGAGCGTAAAACCAATAAACGTGAATATGCATATGACTGTTTGAAAACTTTGGCGTTATATTACAAGACAAAACATTTTGTTCGGTACTTGCACTTAAACTGTATGCGGCGTGGTTATAACTTGTGTTACTTACTGTTTGAACAACATGGCCTGCAATATGCACCCCATTACCACTAGTCTTTTCGCTTATGGTATCTACCTTTAGCGTACTCATTGGGCTATCTCCTGCAATGATATGTAAGATGAACCCCCTCCACTATTACCTCCTGCAAATCTGTTTATATAAAAGTGATTATGAACAAACAATCCAACGGTATATGTGGTGGCAGATGTAGTGGCAGGGCTATCTAAATATTGCCATGACGCAGTAAACAAATTCCAAAGGTTTTGACTTGATGTGCCGAGAGGGTCATCGCCAGAATACCAAGAGTTAGCACCACCTCTAGAGGCATCATTTGTTCTACCACCTATGCGTGTTGAGCCACGTTTTAAATGCAAGCCAAAATCATTTTGCACATTATGTGTACCGTGTTGCACACTTATAGACACAAGTATTTTAGATGTTGCAATTTTAGGTGTAATAGTCGCACTAAATAAATCATGTGTTGTATTTGCTGAAGTATAAGCCACACCAGTAATATATTCATTATAAACAGTTTGAAGAACCGAACCAACAGGCATATCTTCATGCCTTAAACTATCTGCAACTTCCAAAGTTTGACCAGACGGTACAATAACCTTATTAGCATTAGCGCCTGTTGTTGGCCCCTTTAGGTTTTCTACTACTAACGTACTCATATAATCACCAAATTTCCGTTTACTGTTAGAGTTATACCAGAAGCAACGGTTAGTGGGCCTGTCGCACTAGCGTTCTCTGTCGCTGTAATCTCTACGTCTGTGTTTAGCTCTTGCTCGTTTACTCTAAATATATCGCCTGCGCTGCTTCCAGATGTTCCGTTATCACCTTTAAACAATCCACCGCCTGCCGCGCCGCCAACCTCAAATGTTTTGTATGCTATAACCTCGACAATATCAGAAGCCGCTACAGCCGTTGTAAACACCACATCAGAACCATTAGTTGCGGTTACGTCCACACCCACTTGCATTTTTATGCCATTTAAAAATACGTCAACATAGTTAGGAGTGTAACCCCCTGTTGCGAAGGAAGTCTCACCGCCAGTGCAAGTAAATACATCTCGCGTCTGGGTAGCTTGGGGCGTAGAGCCTGTTGTTCCGATATAGCCTGCCATTATTCTGGTGTACTCACTTCTGCGTTTCTAGCCGCCGCCGTTTTAACTACTTCTAATTCGTAGGCTTGTGTAATTTGTGCGTCTTCGCCTGTCGCTATAGCTACGTCATTTGCGTTGCAGTGGGCTACGAGCAAAGCAATAATCTCATCTTTTGCTATTCTAGCTCTGTTTGTTAAGGCGTTATCTGCCCAATCTTGCACAGACACAGCCGCATACTCCATGCACTTTTGCTCAGTGGATGTTAAACTTACTGTAATATCTGGCATTTGTTTCTCCTAACCTAATAAATGAGCACTGAAATATGAATGTGAGCCAATATATGTTTGCGTGTAACTAGAGTGTCCGTATGTTCTTGGGTAAACAGTGTCGTTAGCGGCCATTTTTACAACCATAGACATAGTACAATTCACATCACTTCCATTTTCCGCAAAACAATAAACTGCGCCTATATTGCTAAATTGAAGTGCAGAACCGACATAGCTACCAGAACCTGTTGTTACGGTATAAAGATTTAAAGAAAAATGATAACGTCCTGTCACGGGTGCGGTAAAAGTATATGAACTTGGACTCCAATGATTACCATCATTGTGTAAAACAGTTGCACTGTTAGCTGAGTTAAAACCTACAGCATCATTTATTCCATTACCTATACCGTGATTAGCATTTCCAGCCCTTACCAAACAACTTGGCTGATTAGGTTTTGTTACATGACCATCGCTATTCACACGAAACTGCTCCGTTGTGGTGCCGCTTTCACCAGTGCTAACCGTAAGGTGTCCACCGTTGATATTTTCAATACGAAAATCAGTGTATGCGTCTGCGCCAAAGGTTGTATTTGTGCCTCGCATTAATTCTATGCCTGCGGAGGGTGTAGAGTTTGTATTACTGTGAACTCGTATTCTTGTGTCTGCACTAGCCGCACTGGCGTCTATTAATTGTTGTGGGCTTGATTGGCCTACACCTAATCGATCATTCGTTGCATCGAGCGTGACGCCTGCCGTTAATAGATGTGCATCAACATCAGCATCGGTATAGCTTGGATTAGACGCAGGGTCTTGTGCAAACGTAACCGCTACCACTTCATCGCCTGCTTGTGCAGCGTTAACAAGGGTTACGCTCTTTCCATCTGCGGCTTCGGTGTAATCTGTCGTCCTGACCAACCTAATTCCGTTGTGGAATATGTGTATTTTTTGAGGCGCAAAATTTAAACCAGATAGAACAGTTGTGTTAGCTGTAAACGTAAATTTCTTTCTACGTTCAGCCGCATTTTGGTTGTTGGTTACTGAGCTAGTGTTTGCGCCTATGTACCCTGCCATTAGTCAGCCTCCGCTATGGTATTACCGTCTGCAACCCATTCGAGGATTGCTTTGTAGTGACGGTTGTCCTCTGACATTGGTATCCATAACTCTTCACCGTCTATTGTAGCTTTGACTTGGAAAACCTCATCTGTTCCTAAACGTTTATTGTATTTTGCATTTTCTATGTTCATAACTCTGCATCCATTGTCCAACTATACTGACCTGCCTGACTAGCAGCTAAACTTTGATAAGTCATAAAAAACCCATCAGTGTTTGTTTCATTAGCAAGTGCAGAACCACCAGTAACACCGTCCGTATAAGACCCCGTAGGATCTGCCCTCATTCGCACAGGAAATAAATAACTTCCTCTCCCATATCCATCAGAACTAGGATAACTAACAGTGCCGTTAAGCACAGATTTTTGAAAGTACCTTTGGCACTTTTGCAACTCATCCCCAAATGACCGATACTCAAAGGGCGTGGATTTTTCTCCTAGTTCTAGCTGACAACCAGTAAGATACCATTCATTACTTGTGCTACTCATAATATTAACATTACTAGAACTTACTTTGTTTGCCGCTGTTTCACTTTGCCATGACCCTGTTCCGAGAGTACCACTTGTAAAATTAGACCCTGCCGCTAACCACCACGATATTTCTAACCCTGCTCCATTGTCATCGTTGAAACCAGATGCCGTATCGCCTTGTATTGTAATCTTTTTTTGCTCCCATGTATTGGCAGCGTCTATGGTATAAGTAGCTGACTGATGTTTGCTAGCGTCACTATTGTAAAACAATACTGTGTATGTTCCTGTTAGATTACTTTTGACATAAAAAGAAAGAGTTATAGATTTTGCTTCAGATGTTCCGTATTGAAGGTGTTGTAAGTTTTGTGCTTCAATAATTTGGTGAGGAAAAACTCTTTGAGAAGAACCAATAGATGTGTCTGCTGTGGTAACATCTAACTTGTAACTATTAGCTAAACCAGACCCACTTGGAACAGAGCTATCTTGTGTTATTGTTACTGCTCCGTCTGTGGTTTGGCTAATATTCCATCTATCTAAAGTATATGAAGTTGCTGTCGTATGACTTGTACCTCTTTGCGCCACCTGCATAGCTCCATTAATTATGAGGTTTTTATTACCACCGCCTGATGCGCCAGTTCTTGCAAGATTAACTAACTCATTCTGCTTGCTCATGTTTGCTCCAGAACACTCAAAATAACGTCAACGGACTTATCCGTGTCACTCTCGACAGTCACCGCATGACCTTGTTCAAGAATAACCTTACCATCTAAAACAGACAAGGCCGCACCGCTAGGTAAGGGAACATCCTTTACCAAAAATACGTTTGCAGCCTTGACCGATACTTTTATTTGAGCGGTATGCACATTGGCTAAGTTACAACCAATGACCACTGACGTAGTTGCCGATGGAACATTGTACACAGTTTCCTCAGTAGTACCTACAGAAGATGCCGTGTAATTTTTGAATACATTAGCCATGTGCTATACCTCTACTTGTTAAGCTGCGTCATCAATTAACGCACATACGATAACTTCTACTGTGCCAGTTGAAGAAATGGCATTAACACCTTCGACCAAAGTATTTGGATAACGACCGCAATGTGCTTCGTTAGGGCCAATAACTACAGCCGCAGTATTTGTTGCCGTTGCCGCAGTACCGTCAAAAGTCACATAAATAGTGCCGTTGTTACCGTCTACGTTTTTGATGTAGATAAATTTTACTTTATCAGCAGCAGGGTCTATTGCCACTGGTGCTGTTGAGCTATCTACAGCCGTATAATCAGTAAACACGCCTGCAATTAAGTCAGAGCTTGTGTTGTTGACTGCGGATAACTTGTAATACCACTTATCGTTTACATCTTCAGGGGTTACAGTCGTAGTTGCTGAGAATGTTTTTGCAATCTCATCTGGAAGGACTGTTACTTCCATTGTAGCTTTCGCTGCGTCAGCCATGATTTTCTCCTTTTCGTTTAACCCAAGGCTATAGCAAAGGCCAATGCTTCCCCTGCCCTATCGACATCGAGGTTGGCCCTAGTTGTTTCTGCATCTGTCACGCTTAACGCACCAGTTACAGTTACATCGCCAACAGAATTAATACCGCCACCTGACGTTATCGCACCTGTTGAACTGATAGCCCCACCAGAGATGGAACCATTTGCTGCTATGCTATCAGAAGTAATACTTCCAGTAGCAATAACATTACTTCCAGACGTAATATCGCCTGTTGTTGTCACTGTCGTAGCATTTACCGCACCTGTAAAAGTGCCAGTAATATTGCCAGAAACGTCCACATTACCTGTTACAGTTAAGTCATTACCTAAACTGCTTAGACCAGTAATGTTAAGGCTTGTGCCTAATATAGCACCGCCAATAAAACTTGTTGCTGTAACACTTCCTGTTGCTACAGCATTTGCATTTATCTGCACATCACCGTCAGATGTTAAGCCACCCTCTGTAGCCAACTCACCTTGCGTGATAACATTACCTTCTGCACTAATGTAACCACTAGCTTGGATATTCCCAAATGCAGATGTGCCTGGGGCGGTTACGCCCTCAGTAACGCTAATGCCTGCCGCTTCTAAGTTACCTTCAGCAACTAAATCACCTTTAATTTCTAATGTGTCAGTCGCGTTAACCTTACCAAAGACGTTAATACCGTCTGTGGTAGTTTCCATTTTTTTACTGTTATTAAAGTATAACTCAACAGCGCCATCTTCATCCATTGTAATAAATGTTGGGCTTGTTGGGTCTACAGAACCTAGCGTAATATTATCGCCACGAATGTATAACTCGCCAGTGTTGTTTAAAATGTAAGCGTCACTCGCCGTAGCGTTGTGATAAATTTGTAAGTCGTTGCTATCGCCAAAGTTAATAATTTTATCATCATTAACAGTGCCACCATTACCGCCAATTTTTGTTGCTAATTCTGTATTGAGATTGTCAAAGTTAGCGTCAACTTCATCATGTGTTAGCGGAGCGCCCTTGACTGCACGTTTTACAATAGTCGCCATTAGTACGCCCTCACCCTCATGCGCCTACCAGTGCCACCAAACTTAGCCTGGTCACTTTCAGAGTTTATACCATCAATTGAGGCTCGATACAACGCAGCCCATGTCGTTGTTCTGTTATCTTCTTGCAAATAAGGAGCCGCATGAATTAACGAGCCGTACAAATAAACATCTGGAAAATTAGTAAGGATAGCATTTGTAGTTATAGATGAACTCAAAGACGGTATCTTTGCATAATAGTTTAACTCTATACCATAATTACCATCTGGCGTTGGGTATATCTCCATCTCACCTTGCGTAATAGAATAAAAACTAGGCTTACCAGATGCATCCAGGTTGTTTCTGCGGCGCTGTTGCATCTCAAACTGCGAAACAAGTTCTATTGGCCTATAATCACCTGTCTCAATATGCGCCCTAATTGGCTCAAGAAAGTCAGTCGGTAAAGCGTTGTACTGAGAGCTAATCGTAGCAGACGCCCTATTTTCCATACGCCAATGCCTAATCTTGCGGTTCATATCCGCTTCGGCCATCTTAATAAAATCAGGTATAACTGAGGTTAAGTCACCGCGATTTAAAAAATCCGCAACACTAGCTTTTAGTTCGTCATAAGTTGATAACGCCATCTAACAATTCCATCTTCTACGAGCAGCTTTGCCACGCTCACCTGTCCAGCCTCTTGACCTAGCGCAAAAAGACTTCTTACGAGCCTTCTCTTTTGCAGTTAAATTTTTCTTTTTCGTTACAGCCGTCTTAAGCTTTGAAC